GGATTCAACAGTGATACCCAAGTTGTTTGCGCCGGGAATGTTGTTCCAAGCGAATGTCATACCAGCAGCAGGGGTCATAAGACCAGCACTTGAAGGTGTGTGACACAACAGAGCATGTTTACCACCGATAAAGGCGTTGGCTTCAGCAGCACCCTCAACAGCAGTGTTATTGACAGCTTCCATGACGAAGAAGTTCTCTACCTCAAAGATTTCAGCCAACTTAGCGTCTGTAATCAACGCTGGGTTAGTTACGGTAGAACCACCATTCAAACGTGCCAGAATGTCTGGGTGATTGATGAGTTCGTCCCGTGTGACCTTACCAACAACCATAGTGTTTGGCTTGTAGCCGCCCGACTTGAGTTGCATTGCACGACGAGCATCAGTTACGTCAGTGATAGGTGTTGAGTTGGTGTAATCGTTCCAGTAGACAGGAGTACCTGCACCAGAAGCTGCACCAGCGACCTCAGTACCCCAAACTCCAGTGCTGAAGAATGTTGTAGCAAAGTTCTCTTCGCGGTGGATCATCAGGCGCATTGCCAGAGTTTCAGCACCAGCAGAACGGATGTTGAGTACTTCGTCTTCGTTAGCGATAGTCTGCTCATCGAAGTCCATTCCAAGTCCGTATACATCAGCGAAGTAGCTGCTGTTGGAGATGGTCATACCAATGCGGTTAACCTCAGTACGTGGCGCAAGTTTCTTTACGTCACCAGTGCGGTTCATGTTGGCACGGTCATAGATGTAGTACTTGTCAGACTGACGAGCAACACCTACTGTTGGGAATACCTTGTCAGCGACAAAGTTGGTTTGTGATTGTGCATACGCCAGTGTCAAGTTAGACAGAGGGGTGTCGATATGCACCTGTGATGGAGTCAATAGTGGCATAATAGTTATTCCTTATTCTATGCTAACTTAAGCAGCAGCGTTGCCGCCTTGGATGAGTTCGATAGCAATGATCTGGCTAGTAACACCAGCTTCAGTTGCATAACCCATAACGATGTCGGTAGAAGCAGCGTCTACACACAGACCAGCGGCATCAGATGCGACAGCACCACCAGCGGTAACAGTACCACCAGCTTTTACCATAGTCTTACCTGTGACAACTACAGTTGCAGCGTTATCTTCCAGTGCGCCTACGAGGCATACACCAAAGGCACTTTCACCGTCACCAGCCAGAACAGCTTCAGCAGCAGAGTCTAGTTTAACGAATTTGAATTGAGCAGCAGAAAGGTCTGCCCCTGCGATTACAGTACGGGTGTCCCGTGATTGCATAACAGCCATGTTTATTCCCCTTTATAGGATTTAGTGATTAGAGCCTTGCCTTCATCGGTCTTAGCTACAGCAGCATAAGCCAAAGCATGTTCGCTCTTTTTCATTTTGTTGGTGTCCATGTAGGACTTTACGAGTGCGTCAAGTTTGTCAGCGGCAGTCGAAAACTCACCGTCAGCATCAGATTTACCCAGTTCAGTCATGCTTTCGTCAAATACCTTATCGGCAGCTTTGAGTGCTTGCATTACTGTTTCTTCAGCTTCAAACTTGCTAACCAATGCTTTGGCTACTTCAAGGTCGAAGTGTGGAAGTTCTGCTTCTGCTTTCTTAACTAAGATAGCGTCTGCTTTAGCAACTTCTGCTTCTTCCAGAGCCTTAAGGATAGGCGCAGGGATGTCAGCTTTGTTGATTTGTTCGTCACCGTAAGTCACAAACTCAGGCTCAACCATTTTCTCAATAGCGTCTGCCTTAACGATGTAACCAGCTTCTTCTAGGGCTTTGCTAAGGCGTTCAGCCTCAACTTGTAGTACCTCTAGGTCAGCTTTCAGAGTGTCAACTTCAGTAGCTGGACCCTGTACGTCTTTTTTCATGTCCATGTTATACATTTTCATGGCTTCATCCTCGGACATACCTTTGTCCATATAAGGCTTCAGCTTTGCTTTCATGTCATCTGACATTTTTTCTACTTCGTTCTCCATAGTTTCTCCCTCGGAGTTGTCCCGCTTATATAGAGAGACCATTGCTTGTGCGTTAGCTGGACGATCAACCAAGGACAGTTCCTCTAACTCAAGCTGTTTAAGTAAATTAGGCATCATAAGATTCCTTGGTTGCACGACCACCTATTGAGAAGGCCGCAAGTTCACCAGATTTGACCCTAGCCCAAACGTCATCATTGTAGACTTTAAACGCTACAATCCAACCTTCTCGGTCACTCTGGATGCCAAGGGATTCACCAATCTCTTTAGTGATAGGCATTGAGTGGATAACCGCCCCAATCTGATCCCCTTTGTGCATTTCTTTACCGACACGTATATGTTCCATGAAGTTGTTCACGGCTTTAACAAGTGTGTCTGGTTCAATAATATCTCCTTGGCGATCAATAACAGGTTCGCCTTTTTCGGTAACGACTGATGCCCAACCATAAACGAGACGCTGTTCTTCGTCGGCTTTGAGTATCTGTCCTTCAATGTTTGTTTTTGTAAGTTCTGACACTGAGGTTCCTCCCTCCCACATTCTACAGGACCAGTATCCTGCCGTTGTTTTGTCCTTCTTTGTGTCGCACGAATGTCTTGAACGGAAGTTGGCCCTAGCTTTCGGGTCATCCCTCCGTATCTCCATGTTGGGGTCACCGAATGCCACACGCTTGATTTTTCCTCCGCTTTGTACGAACACTTCAAACTTCTTATTGCCGCCTTTAATACGACGAGGTTTGTTTAAGGTGACTTTCTCGCCTTGATACTCAGCCTTGGCGAAGTCTTCCTTCATAATCTCTTGTATAACTACTCTGAGAGCCTCTAAGCGGTCCTGTGAGGGGGCTTCTTCAGTTTCCTTGTCGTAGTATGCCATATAAGCCTCATGGCTTTCACCGGGCATATAATGGGCCTGTCCTTGTGCATCAGGGTGGGCATGTGTGCTACCGTTCATGCCTAAGTCCATACTCCTCACTCTGGCTTCAGCCTCAGTGGAAAATACATCGTTAGCTAACTGGCCTTTGTTAATGTTCATTATACATTCCCTGTTGGGTCATTCTTAATAAGTACGCCTTGAAAGGAAGCACCTACAGCATTGTTAATTGTGTTAGATACGGCCCTACACTCCATATCAGTCTTCTCTTCAAACCTCTGTGGGTACTCAAACTTAGCGATCAGTTGTGTACTCTGTAGGACGTTAATAAATCGACTACGAAACACGTTGCTGCCAAAGTCTCTTGATACAAAGTTAGCAGTTACAAACTTGCTTGCCTGAGACAAAGCAGCGGTAAAGTTAATGTCATCAAGATACAGGGTGTATCCAGCAGGGACAGTGTAGGCTGCTACGTGTGTTTGATTGCCTAGACCTAAGTTAGCGTAAACTACAGAGCCATCTACATTCTGTACGTGTATTGTTCCAGCAGAAGTACCACCTGATCCAGCTAAGGTAACAAAGGCTCTGTTAACCCTAATCCAAGTGCCAGCTACAGCAACAGGGCTAGTACCATTCAGTTCTACCTCTGCAGACTGCTCATTGTAGTTAGCGTCTAAGCCCTCAACCCTTACCTTATTAGAACCTGTGTTTCCATTAGCATCAGCAGCAGCATCGCTAACTACATAAGCTGTAAAGGAAGCATCAGGCCAAGGGTAGTTACCACCTTGCGACCATATAGTCTCTTCTGTCCCATTTATGTCAGGATTAAACCCGAACTTGAACAAGGTCTTGTAGCCAGTAGACTCACCCTTAGCTATAGCAAGTTCGTTATGCTCATAAAGGTGCCTAGTCCAAGTTGGCATTATACACTCCTACAGCGGAGTATGACTGCACGTTGGATAGTGGTCGCTATACTTGTGGTAATGGTACAGACAAAGGTATAGTCTCTTCCATCTACTCCACCACCTATATAAATAATTGCGTTATTTCCTGACAAGGCTTGCTGTATGTTCTGTATGCTGTCAACAATAGCACTACTACTAGCAGTAGTTAAGTCCTGACCAGCAGCTAATACAGTCTCGGCAGGGTTAGCATTAGACCTTACAGACCAGACTACTGTACTAATGGTAAACCCAGAAACAATATCAGACCAATCAATACTGTAGTCTAGCAGTTCGTCTGGGTCTTTGTTGGGCCAAACTAGGCTCATATCGTATCCTTCTATGCCGCTAAATTTTTTGATGATTTGGGAGGTCTAATGTTCCTTGGGCTACTAAACGTGGGTGTTGCAGTCCTGTTAGCAGGAAATCCACCGTGGACCTGTCTAAGTACATTGTACAAGTGCTTAATGGCCTCAAAGTCAAACTTGAATCCTGTAGCAGTAAGGTCAGGGCCAAACTCAACATCAATCCCGAAGCCATCTATTAGCTTATCAGCCCCTACTCCCACCGCACCTATGGTGACAGTAACAAAACCAGCAGTGTCTACTGCGGCAATGGCTGGTATTCCAGCTATACCCACACTAGCGATCAGTTCTAGTCCATCAGGGAAGGTGTTAGCATCACCTGTAAAGGTAACATCACCTACTGATCCTGTAAACTCGACACCAGAAGACGGTGCAGTGTTAGCATTAGCAGCAAAAGTTATGTTACCTAAGCCAAGGGTGGCAAGCCTACTCGTACATACAGCATTAGAGGTAGCTACAGTTGTAATACTTCCCAGACTTGTAGATATAAGTATGCTGTCAGAGGGGTATATAATTTCTGTAGGTTGGGCCTCTATACCAGAAAGATTTGAACCTAGTGTGACAACTTGAGAATCGACAGGTATGGTATTAAAAGACCTAAGAGTGGGAGTACCTAAAGCTAAGGTAGCATCAAAACCACCTACAGGTTGGTCAACAGCTATAGGACCAGCTAAGACACCAAGGGATACTGCAAAGTCAAAATCTGTCTGTGTAGGCCCAGCAGTAGGTGAACGAGAGGCGTAAGGATATATTACATCATTAGCAGGCTGATTGGGTTCCGCTATAATTTCTACCCTAGACGTACTCAAGTACCATTGAGGGTCAGGTAGTCCTACAGTACCAAGGTCAAAACCATCTACAAAAGCAACAACATTAGCTTGTAGGTCTGGTAAACTGTCTTGTAAGGCTACCTCAAAACCTAAGAGTTCTTCTGTAACAGGTATTGCAATGGCACTGTTAAAACCAAGGGTAATTCCTTGAGAATCACTATCAGGAATAATGTATTTGTAGTTACATATTCCCGCAAGAATAGTCTCGTCTGTTTTATCGTTACCAGACGCTGCTACAGATAGAGTACCAACATCAAAACCTTTATCTGTATCATATTTCTGTAGTAAATAGTGCTTGTTTTCTCCTACAAGAGAGTCAAGGAAAGAACCCGCTTGTCCATCAATAAGGCTGTCAAAGTATGTATCAGTGTCAGTCGTATCAAAAGTGTTTATTGTGCGTACTTGTCCAATAACAACATTAAACAGGCTGGGGTCAGAAGCAGGGAAAGTGAGGGTAGCTAAGAGAGGGTCATCAATAGTGCTGATAGTTGCCGCATTGTTAGTGATGGTCTCAGAGGGTAAGTGATTAAGGTTTACAGTAACAGGGTAGGAGTTACTAGCATCATAACCAAGAGAAGCATCATAGGTAGCTGGGTAGGTGTAGTCACCGTTAACCAAAGGAACCCATGAGGACTGAGACACTATAGGGTCAGAGGTTAACTCAGCGGTAGACTTAGTTTGTACAGATAGGGCTTTGTCACCAGCTACAGATTCATCCCAAATGGGACCACTTGTAGAATTGTCCTTATCTAGGCCAGTCTCAAATATCTGAGGCCGCATACCCAAGATAAAAGAGTTTGTCCAAGTGTAAAATGGGTGTTCATTGTTGCGTACAACTCCAACACCGTCATTATTGGGGTCATAGAAAAAAACAGTCTCAGGTTTTCTTACAGCTTGATCAGATATAGTGGCGTCAGTAGATAGGGAGATAACCCCCAAAGTTGCAGAAGCCTGAACTCCTGTTACATCTGCTAATACCACTTCTCTGACAACACCAGAACCACCTAGTGTAGAGGCTGATAGGGGGGAGAATCCTAACATATACTACTGCCTACTGAAGCCAGTAGGTACGGAATAGACGATGTTGTTAGCCTCGCCAGCGTAGATTTGCATCCTCAAGTTAAATGTCCCAACTTGGCAGCACCAATAAAAACAGAAAGACCCAGTAGTGGAACTTGCTGGGCTGGCAAGTCCCAAATCTGGCAAATGAATACCCGCACCAGTTGCGGGGTCGCCTGTGGAATCTGTGCCTTCTGTACCGCCATCTGACCAAGTGCCGTTCAGACCCCACCAGACCTTCTTAGCGGTAGTGTCCCAAGCGGCCATGATGCGGTCAGCACCGTCTCTGTTCATAGTAGATGAACCGCTTGTAGTTGGGTATGGTGATGAAAAAGCATTTGTCGAGGCGACCGCATTAGCCCTAGACAACTTGATACCTCCACTTCTTTCTGGGAAGAATCCAGACCAACAGGGAGTTGTGGTGTTGCTGCCAAAAGAGTTAGGGGAGGCGTCTATAAGCGCCCTATCGTAACACCCTAAAACAAAGGAGTTGTAAGTCGCAGAAGAGTAGTACTGCCCTGTGTCAAAGGTAATTTCAGTGTAGTATTTACCGTCCTTAAGTGGCCCTTGATACGGCCCGCCGTAGGTAGTAACATTTCGGGTACTGGTTACACTAACGTAACCTGTAGAACTAGCCAGTTGGGTAGTACGGTTTGCGTAGTTTCTGGTAAGTGCTGGGACAGCTACATAGTTAGTGAAGATCAGCTTAAGTGTGGTCAGTCCTACCAGAGTGGCGACTCCATCAGATGCCTTTGTTCTAAAAGTAATATTACCCGCATGTGAGTCGTTAGTAGATGGTGTCATTGCAAACGCACCAGAAGTCTCAGTTATGGCAGTTAGCATATTTGGGAGAGTGCCGTCTTTATAGACGTTACCAGAGGCGTCAAAAGCATCCCAGTCATAAGTTATGGGAAAGCCTGCATCGTCAACAGCGACAGTTGTCAGAGTAGACTGGGCACCAGTTTGACTTAGGGTGAAACTAGCTGGTGGTGCAGTCGTAAACCTTGGGGAGACTTGTGACCCTGTAGATACACGATCCCACTCTCCACCGTCATATACGTATAACGACTTAGTATCCTGCGTCCAAGCTAGGTCTGTTTCATTAGGAGACGCAGGGAGACCTGCATAGTTACCTACGCTTGTAATACCGCCAGAGGGGGAGGCAGGAACCCAAGAACTTGTGCCTGAGTCGTAAGCTAAGTTTTGACCACCAGAAGGTGCGGTAGAGGACACATTATCTAAGTCAGCTAAGACTTGAACAACGTCTTCTGCAAGCATGGTAAGGAAGCATACCGCACCAGAACCTAAGTTGATAGCTGAGTTGTCACTTTCAGAGGAGGAACTAGGAGACCTAGCCATAGTGTAAGTTCCACCAGACAGTCCTATAGTGCCAGTTCCTACCTCGTAGTTAGTTCCACTTTCAATCGTATATCTTACAACGTCAGAATCAACAACAGAGGCATCAGCAAGGCTCTGAAAGCCATCGACAACAGAACCAAAGGTTACTGTACCTGTACCTGTAGTGGTCAGATTAAGTTTAACTCTGTTGACGAACTTTACCATTCTTAGGTATCCTCAGATTAGGCTAGGCGTAGAATACTTGTAGAAGCACCGGGCGCAGGGAACTGAATAGTAAAGTCACCAGCGGTAGCACTAACTGTACCACCAAAGTCAAACACTGCGATAACATTAGCTGCACTATCAGCATTTGGGTTATAAAGAATACAACCATCAGCCTGAACAGTCACGCTTGTGAACACTGCATCATCAAAGTCCATAACGGCAGTTGTACCATCCATCTGAGGGTATCCAGTGGCAATAGCTGCTTGTGCGCCTGTAGACACGGTGTCAAAAGTGCTAGTATAGCCAGTACCAGAGGCTTGATCTGACCCTAACTCAGTGTATGCTACTGTTGTGGCATTATAAGTGCCAGTTGGATTTTCTTTAATCAGTGCTACACGAAATGTATCATTATCAAAGTCGTGATTACCTTTAAGCAACTCTAGTTTAAAAGCATTGCTTAATGCTGTTGTAATTGCCATTATGTATTTTCCTTGTTGTCTTCTACCTCATTGGGTAGGTCAGTTTCTGTTGTGACCGTAGGGTCATAGTTAAGTTCTGCAATCGCCATAAGGTCTTGTATAACCTCTGGATGATCACTTACCGTAATGTCTGCACTGTTAAGATTGCGAAGGAACCCAGAAATCTCACGTAAGTCATGGGGTGCAACGTCACCAGCCTTGATACAGGGCATGAGGTCGTAGTTAAGTCCGTTAAGCTGCCACAAGCGTTCCACTAGCTGCTTGTTAAGAACATCTACGATAGCCTGTATGTAACTCTCTAATGCACGTAGGAACAAGTCAGTCTTAGACTTGGAGAGTGCATATGATCCATTGTTACCCCCACCGAGCATAAGAAACTCAGAAAGTACAGAACGGGCAATGTCATGTTGGTAACGCCTAACAATGGGGTCAATGTCTACGTTACGAGTGCCACTAGAACTCATCAACTCTACGTCTACTAGACGAATGTTTGTAGGTGATCCGTCCTTGTCAGGGTAGGTGTCACTAGGGGTAATTATATAACCCTGTTCGTTAAACTTAACGTCACGTAGGATTTGCTGTAAGTTACCTACGAAGCCACTCTGGGCCGCACTTGCGTCAGCCGACAAATACTCAGAGGGGATACGAGCAATGGGAATACCAGCAAGTTCACGCTCAACAGCTATAGCCTCTATGTTCTGTAGGTTGTTCAGATAGACATACGAGGAATAAGCATTGCGGAGGATAGAGCGGCCACTAGGATCACCATTAAGAACAGTAGTACGGTAGTAAAGGCTTTTAGTAGTGGGAATATAATGCTTTCCTGATCCATAACCTACGTCCTGATAAATACCTAGTACATCACCACTTACAGGCTCTACATCAAACCGAGAGACTGTCCAAGGCGCACGGCACACAATCTTCCGCACACCCATACGTCCATCAGTATACTTGCTATACTTCTTAGGTGACGTTTTAGTAGGACCAACTCTCCGCTTATAAACAACTTCAAACCATGAGAAACCGTAAGACAACGACGATAAAGATTCTGCAATGTGATCGTCAAGACTGTGATCCATATCGTCAAAGATACTTTCCACAAAGTCAGCTTCACGTTTAGCTTCCTCGGTATCATTTGCTGGCTCCACTTTGATTTTGACATCACGAAGTACTTGTTCAGCAGCATACATAACTGCACCGATAGTACTGTCATTATCCCGCATCTCCCGATACTTGCGAATAGCGTTCTTACCGCGTAGTTCAGGGATAAACTCATCTGCACGTATTTGTCCAGTACGAGTGTTATCACCAGCTACACCAAGAATACTCTTAGCTGCACCTTCCGATAGTTTCTTTGTAGCCATATTAAATTAGCCCTTTGGCACTAGAGTACGCTAGTTTAAGTTGTGGCTTTGCGTAACCATTAAGACTTAGATCAGTGATTGCCCAAACTAGGGCGTCTAACCTGTCAGGAGACCCAATAGAACCTAGAGGTTCCCACTGTACCATCTGATCCTCTAAGTCGTTCAATCCTCTTACATGCTTAACTCTGTTTTGTTCATATAATGCTGAAACTGGTTCTGCCCTAGCCATCTTACCCCTTGAGGCATGTACTAACCTTACAGGCAGTGTTTCATCTTCTGTATGCAGTGTATGTCTTACCATATCACCACCTTGGTTTCTCTCAGCTACAATCCTGTCAGCTAAATGCTTATGATATAACTCGACGGCTTTAGATGCCCATTGTTGAGGTGTATAACGACCAGTATGATCCTCTAGCACATAAGCAATGCCATTAACGTCTATTCCAGCTACGACAATACCTGTCATGTCACTTTCAGCATTAGAGGTAATGGCTGGGTCAATGGCGACAACAATTCGGTTAAGTGTTGGTACATCATCACTAAGCACCTCACACTTGGCTAGTAACGCTCTGTTCCACAATGCCCCGGATGCCTCATCAAGTACTTCAGCATATAATTCCTGTCTACCTAGTCTAGTTCCCTCGTAAGTCTTACGTACAGCATCAAGGAAGGTATCAGCTAGGTTAGCACTGTTATCGTATGTGCTTCCTGTGGTGACATGTGTCTTTTCATCATCTAAGATGGTTCTCAGTAACTTAGTAGTCTTAGGTGTAGTTGTAATAAACGATACGGGGTGTCTACCTAATCGTAATCCAAACTGTGCCATATCCCAAGTCTCTTGAGCATTTCTCCATGCACACAGTTCATCTGCCCACATAGAGTACGCTTGAGGCCCACGAAGTCTCTCAGGGTCTTCTGCACTAAAGAATACAGCCTTAGAGCCATTAGCCCAAGTCATTGTACTGTTAGTGGGAGACCAAACTGGAAAACCTAGTTCCTTGCCTCTGTATGTCTTATCGCCCTTGTGACAGACATTCATTAGTCCAGAGTCACCTTCAACCATAACTCTGCGTACATCACCCTTAGTAGGTGCGACACAGTGTACGATCCTATCGTTCTTCATAATTCTGTGGCGAACCCATTCGGCCCCGGCCCTTGTCTTACCCCAGCCACGACCAGCTAAGGCAACCCATACATTCCATTTACCATCAGGTTCTAACTGATCAGGTCTAGCCCAGAACTTCCAGTCGTATTTAAGTTCTTCAGCTTGTTCTGGTGAGAGACACGACAAAACTTCAGCAACCTCTTCAGAGGGTAGCTTTCTTAAGTCTTCAGCCGTTATCCTGTTCATCTGTTGATTTTCCTAGTTGGTTCATAATTGCCTCTACAGCGGATCGGTCTTCTTCCTCTTCACTGCCTACTTCACGTTCTTCGACAGTGTTAGCGGGAGACCAACCACCCTTACTCTTAAGATAGAACTCAGCAGCCTTAAAATCACCAGCCAGAGCCTGTTGTACAACGACATCACCTATAGCCCTATTGGTATCAAACTTGACTTCAGCTATGTCAGCACCATACAACTTATAAAAAGTGGCTGTACTACTTGGAGCATGAGCATACTTCTGTATAGATGCAATGATCACCTTTACGGGAACACCACTAATGATGCCCTGTCGGACTTGCTTACCTATAATGGCGCTATATGGAAGTTTCTCAGCCAACGTAACACATCCTTCGGTTCCGTACATATCTCTAACAGTAGAATAGAACTACAACAACACAGGTAACAATCCCCTCAAGTAGCATCGGCATGACCTCATCCTGTAGTTTACTATGCAGTGTTCGTTATGGTTGCTGGGGGGGGATACGTTATCTTACAACAATATAGTTTATTCCTAGTATTGTCATAGACTAAAGTATAACACATGTAATCAGGTAGTCTCTAACAATATGTTATATACTATAATGTTATAACTATATAGTCAGTTTCATATTGATGCTCTTAAGTGAGAGCCTTGTGATTA